GGTGAAGTTGAGAAAGTTAAAGCTGAAGCTATCAAAGCAGTTGAGGAAAAATATGCCCCGATTGTTGCGCAACGTGATGCTCTAGAAGCCTCTTTACATAAAGAACTTATCGGCGGTGGTTTTGCTCGTTCTAAGTACATTCAAGACAACATTGCAGTACCTGTGGACATGGTTCAGGCAACCTTTGGCCATCACTTCAAAATCGAAGAAGGTAAGGTGGTTGCATACGATCCGAACGGCGAAAAGATTTATTCACGTGTCCGCCCGGGTGAACTTGCAAATGTTGATGAAGCTTTAGAGTCATTGGTTGGTGGATACCAGCATAAAGACTTAATCCTTAAAGGTGGTAAAGGAACTGGTGGCGGTTTTCAAGGTGGGGGTAAAGGTGGAGCGCCTGCAGGAATGAAACGCAGTGAAATGTCTGTTTCTCAGAAAGCAGATTACATCAAAGAACATGGCAATGATGCCTTCCTAAAACTGCCGAACTAATTATTAAATATTTGGAGATAAGTCGTTATGACTACAACAGTAAATTCAGACATGATCATCTACAACCAATTGGCACAAACTGCTTATTTAGAGCGTTTGCAAGACAATTTGAATGTATTTAACCAAGCCTCTAATGGTGCAATTGTTTATCGTAATGAGATTATTGAAGGTGATTTCAATAAAGAAGCATTCTACAAAGTGGGCGGTAGCATCAAACATCGTGATGTGAATTCAACCGCCAAAGTAGTGCCTGAGAAAATTGGTTCTGGTGAATCTGTAGGCGTAAAAGTCCCATATAAATATGGTCCTTATGCATCAACTGAAGAGGCCTTCAAGCGCCGTGCACGTACACCTGAAGAGTTCGCAATGATTCTTGGTTATGATTTAGCAGATGCATTGGTTGCAGGGCGTTTACAGTACAGTTTAGCTTCATTAAAAGCAGCTATTTCTAGCAACCCGGATATGATTGCTAAAGGCAGTATTGCTGTAGATGGTCGTAAAGCATTAACACGTGGTATGCGTAAGTTTGGCGATAAGTTTGGACGTATTAGTTTATGGGTAATGAACTCAGAGACTTATTTCGATATTGTCGATGATGCAATCACTAAGCAAATTTATGGCGAATCTGAAATCGTTATCTATGGTGGTTTACCGGGTACCTTAGGTAAGCCAGTCTTGGTTACAGATGCCGTAGGTGATGATGATGCATTTGGTTTACAAATGGGGGCTGTTACTGTTACAGAATCACAAGTACCAGGCTTCCGGGCGTATGACATCAATGATGAAGAAAACTTAGGCATTGGTATGCGTGCTGAAGGCGCGTTCAACTTAGATATTCTTGGTTATAGTTGGGATACATCGAAAGGTGAAAATCCTGACCTTACATTACTTGGTTCAAGTGCTAACTGGATCAAATATGCGACCAGCAACAAAATGACAGCAGGTACCTTACTTGATTTATCGGGTACAGCGACAACTGGTTAAAACCTAAAAATTAAAACCTAAGGGGGCTAATAAGCCCTCTTTTTTATTATTAAGAGAAAAGCGCCATGAAGATTATCTATACACGCATTGCAGCAGCAGCTGCATTAGAGACAGGCATTATTGCTAACCCTGACTATTATGCAAACCCAAATTTGAAAGCAAAAGAGGTAATTATTTACGGTAATTATCCAAAGATTCAAAAGGATTATGAATCTTTGGAAGTTCCAGTTGAAGTTCGTAAGTTGGAAGAGCCAGAAAAAACGACTTTGGCCACAGTAAATGTCGCAGTGGGAATTACCCCTGAACTTCAAGCTGTGATGGATGATACAAAAGCTGAATGTGAAAAGGTAGTTGAAGAAAACACTCAGCTTAAGCAGAAAATTGCCATCTTAGAGCAGGCCGGTGGTAACCAGTCAGAGTTGTTATCTGAGAATTCACGATTAAAAGATGCAGCAGTCTTAGCAGATAAAGCTCTCAAAGATGCTGAAGCTCAAGTGGTCGGTATAAAAACTGAATTTGAAGCTTTTAAAAACGATATTCCTGCAATGCAGGCACGTATTGCTGAATTGGAAGCTGGAAAAGCGGAAGAAAATCCAGCTACAGGAACGGCAGCTAATGATTTTGAAAACTGGTCAAATGATCAATTAAAAGAGTATTTGGCTAGTAAAAACATTGGTTACAAGCCGTCTGCAACTAAAGCAGAACTTCTTAAATTAATCCCGAAGGAATAATGCAATGAGCTTTATTACTGTAGAAGACGCAAATTCAATTTTGGGCAGCGATTTTGCACCAGACAGTGATAAAGCTCGTCTGGTTAAACTGTCAAATGTCTGGATGAAAAACAGAATAGGTTTTGTACCTGATCCTATTGATCCACTTCTTAAGGACGCGGCTTGTGAAATTATCAAAGGAATTCTGGCCAAAGTAATTTATAACGGCAAAGACCAGCAATTGAAGCGTAAAAAGGTCAAAGCTGATTCTGTTGAGTCAGAAAAAGAATACCAAGACGGATCTGAAGCAATTTCTAGCTTTGAACAGATAGCAATTGATTTTATTGATTCACTTGATTTGAAAGATCCAAATGCAAGTTTTAATGGCTTTGGCATACCACTTTACAGGGCATGATATGGGCTTACGTGACGAAATTCAGGCAGATATTGCTGAAGCATTTAATGATGATTTAGCGGACGCCGTTCATACCTTTACATGTGAGCGGACTTCAAAAACTAATTGGGATCCTAAAACTGAAACGTATGTTGAAGTTAAAGAAAACTATTCTGGCCGTGGCGTTCTGTTTGGCTCATACAGTCAATATGAGATCCAAACACTTGGAGTTCTGGCCACAGATAAGAAGGCTACCGTGCTTCAAAATGAAGTGTCCATGACACCTAAAATTGATGATGAATGGCTAACAGCTTTAGGCTCATTTCGAGTTATCCATATTCAACAAGATCCAGCCTCTACTATTTGGAAATGTCAGTTGAGGAAGGTATAAGCTTGTATTGATTAATTTAGTTGATTTAAGCTATATACCTATTTTTAAAATACTTTCTTGGGGAAATTATGGGGTATATCGTTAAATTAACCAATTCTGGTAAATATTTAATTCCAGACAATGAGGGATTGCTTACTACAACAGATTCAAAAGAAAAAGCTGTAGAATTTGGTCAAATAGATGATGAAGAGTCTGCTAAGTTAACTGCCCATAGTTTTAGTGGTGGAATGACAACTGGCGTTGATTTCATAATTGAGAAGGTGTAATTAAATTATGGCAACTCAAGCATACGTAATCGTCATTGAAATCCCAGAAAAGAAATGCCCAAATGTAAGAGGCAAAGCTAGTCTAATTAAAGATGGTAAGGCAAAAGTTTATCTTTCAAATAATACAACTTCTAGAGATGCTGAAAATGGCTTTGACCGATATGGAGTTACAGGTGGTCGAAATGCTGTAGTAGTAACTGAGGCAACATTTCCAAAATACGAAGAAGAAATTACTAACTATCTTAATCGAAGGTTTGGAGAAGACTGGTCTTTAAAATTAGAAAAGTGCTCAGTTGCATAAATTAAAACCCACTTCGGTGGGTTTTTTAATGGATGCGATTTAGGAGTTTGAATGATTAATACCGATTATGTGCCCGAATGGTATATCTCGCCATTCCAACATGTGCAGTACACGCTTGCTCGAAATCAACTACACATGGATTTGTTATTTGAAGATATGGATCAAGCTGATCAATTTTTGGATATGGGAGCGGATGCACAGGTCAGCACTTTTTCTGGTGGTGCATATGCAATCGTCCAAATTGGTGATACGGCGGATAAAGACCAAATTCAAGTTTATGGATTGCTTTTACATGAAGCTGTTCATATCTGGCAAATAGTAAAACGGAGAATGGGTGAGCGAGAGCCTAGTGTGGAATTTGAAGCTTATTCAATTCAGGCAATCGCTCAAGACCTATTTGAAATGTTCGAAGCTAGTGAGGTAAATCATGGGATGGAAGGGGAAAAAGCCGACTAGTTTTAGTCTTGATGTGTCTAAAGCAGCAGAAGACCATGTAAAGAATATTGTCATGGATAGCGTGCAATCCTTAGTTAATTTAAGTCCTGTTGATACTGGAGCATACCGTGCTTCACATATTGTTTCGGTTGGATCCGCTGATTACGGTGTACGTGAACCTGAAACAAACCCTATTAACGATGCAGCGATTCAGGCAATGAAGATTAAGCTAGGCAATCTGGTTTATATCCAGAACAATAAAGCTTATGCACTCCGCTTAGAAAATGGTTGGTCTGATCAAGCGCCACAAGGTATTTATGGCCTCACTTTTAATTTTATTTCTCAAAAGTATGGTGGCTAAAATGGCAATGACTTTAGAGCAGACTAGGCAAGCTATTATTGATCGCATGCAAAGCTTTACGGGTATTGCTCAGGAACGGATTCAGTATCCAAATGCACCAGGCTTTACAGTGCCTAAAGAAGGTTTATGGTGCCGTTTAACGATTGCAGGTGGGCCGAGCTTTATTTCAGGCATTGCAGATAAGCCATGTACACGCCGTACCGGTAATATCATGATTCAATGCTTTGATCGACTTCATGTGGGAGAAAAAGCTTTAACGGTTCTTGGTGATGCTTTGCTGGCACATTTTGAATATTTCACAATCGAACACTTAGAATGTTTGAATGGACAATCTATTTATGCGGGTAAAGATGCTGATTTCATTCAGTATAATGTGAGTATTGGGTTTAAGGTGAATTGATATGTCATGTATGCTGACTTTAGAAGAAATCGAAATTAAACGGCAAGAACTGGAAAGACATCTTGAAGATGTTATGTCTGTTGAGTTGAGCAAATGGCAATCTGAAAACAAGCTATGTGTTTCTGATGTGAATATACGCTTGGCTAATGTTGACAGCCTCGGAGGACCTAAACATAACATTGTTACTGGAGTAAGTGTCGATTTAGATAATGAGCTTTGAGTTCAAGAAAAAGCTACTGCAAGGCGATTATTTTTAATGACCTCAGCATATTATCATTTGTGATTACATTCTGTTACAGTAATAGAAATTTATAACAAATGGTAAAACATGAAAAAATCAACTTTAGGCTGGGGTGCCGCAGGATTAGTAGCTTTAGGGATTTTTGGTTCAGGCAATGATAACTCTCCAAAACAAACTTCAGACTCAGAAAATGCGCAGAGTGCAGTAGAGGAAGTTATCGAATCAAAATATATCAACACTAATTCTTTAAATATTAGAGATAAACCAAACGGTCACGTAGTAGGAAAGTTAGGACGTGGAGAAAAAGTTGATATTTATGAGATGAAAGGAAACTGGGCACGTATTTCCTTAAATTCCTCATCACCTCAGTGGTTATCAACAAAGCTATTATGTGAAACGGATGGCTGCTTTAAACAAAAGTCTCGATCAACCACGTCAAATAATTATCAGGCCTTAAAATCTCATCCTCATCATTCTGAAAGAAAACAGAAAAAAACCTACTACGATAGTGATTGTTCATGTGCTGTGGTGGATTATTGCGTGGGTCCTAGAGGTGGGCACTACTGTATTACGAGTGGAGGAAACAAGAGATATAAACCTAGATATTAATTAATTTGAATTATGAGACCTCCATTTTGAGAGGTACTTTATGTCTTAATCACTACCACCTCATCGGTGGTTTTTTTATGTCTATAGGAATCACTTATGAGCAATTTTGTTTTTAAGCGTGGTGACACATTCAACTTGAACTTGCAGCTGGTTGATATGGATGAAACCTTGCAGTATCCACCTGATGATGTTCGCCGTGCAATTGATCTAACAGGTTACACCTTTACTTCACAGGTTAAAACTTTGGCTGATGGTGCTGCTGTGGCTACCTTGACTTGCGCAGCACTAAACCAGAGCACACAGAAGGGATGGCTTAACGTAAAATCAGGTGCAAGCACAGCAGCTTGGCCTTTAGGTCTGTGCCAGATGGATATTAAAGCTGTTGTAAGTGGAGTCACCCAGCACACGGATACTCTGATTTTCCAAGTGATTGATGGGGTGACAGCATAATGGCAAATCTTGTATTTAAATTTAATTGGGATCATCGGCCATTCCCTTATAACGCCTCACAAGGCAAGCGACAGTTCATGTTGCCATTTGCATCTGGCATCCCAAACTTAAACCCACAACTTTCACAGGTCCAAGGTGCCGGTACAGCAGCTGCAGCAAATCTTACTACCTCATTTTCAGATGATACGATTGGGAGAGTGCTTCGGGTTGGTGATTTTGGTTTAGGGAAACCATTAAGAAACACTGATGTTAATGGAAATGATCTCAATAATATGACTACCGTGGGGTTCTATGGCAATGACACATTTGCCAGTGCAACTCTTGCTTTAAACTTTCCAGAGGCTGGTACTGTTGGAACGTTACTTGTATTGAACATTGCTGGTACTAACAGTTACCGAAACCAGATCTATATTTCTGCATCAAGCGGTCGGATTTGGTATCGCTCAACATCGGATCTTACGAATTGGACACCGTGGAAACGGTTGCTGGAAGCTAGTAGCCCAGAATACCAGCGTATCGTGAATAATGGCTTTGCCGCTAACTTCGCACTGTCCAATGTTGCACTATCAACTCTCGATACTCGAGGGAGTTTTATCGGTTTGCAGAGTACCGGGGCTAATGCTTCCGCAGCAGGTGATTATCCGGGTATTTTTGCCCAGTATATTCTTGGACTAAACATTGCCAGTGCAAGCGAACATGCGGCACAAATCAGTGTTGGAACTTCGTCTACTTATATCGGATTCAGGCGACATAGTTACCAAGGGTCTTATTCACCATGGTATGCACTAAGAGGTGAACACAATACAACCGTGGATGGTTCAGGCTTTATTAAAGCCGCTTCACCAGTCGTTAAGCTTTTTCAAAGTCATATTGAGCTAAATAACGATGCAGCTAAGCAACCAATCACTTTCGATAAGTTGGGTACTGGTGATTACTTAGTGAAAGGCTCATTAGGTTTTGCTCAGGAAGGCTGGTACATCGAAGTGCCTAAAGATGCTAATGGCAATACGGTAGTAGCAGTTGAATATTCAACATTAGAAAACGGCGATCTTTCAATTAAAACTTATAAACGTAAGTTTGATGTGGAAAAGGCAGCCATTGTAGCTGATCTCGAAAATCCACTCGATATTCCAGAAGGCCGCTGGATTGATATCCGTCTGCATGAAGAACCTGAGCCGGAGCCTGATGAGCCGTTGAGTGAAACACCAGTGGATTTCCAGCCGACTAACTTATCTCAGGCAGTTGCTGCAGCAATGAATGGTGTAGAACCGCCCGAAATCTCAGATACAAACGAAACACTTTAATAACCCGCTAACTCAGCGGGTTTTTTATTGCCTAAATTTTGGAGAACCATAAATGAGTTCAGGCGCAAAAATTCGATTATATGCTTGTGAAGAAGCAGTTTTAGGAACAACTCCCGCAAACCCAATCTGGTACACAGTACGCCGTGTAAGTGATGGTTTATCTGAAAATGTTTCTACTGAAGAAAGCAGTGAAGTGGTTGATTCACGTTTTCGACAAGGTGGGGTAGTTACTGAAGCAGAAGTAGCAGGTCAGTTAGAGTTTGAATTATCACTTGGAACATTTGATCTATTCTTAAGTGCTTTAGCCTTCAATAATTGGGCGGGTAACGCTTTAAGTTTTGGTGGTACGGTACGTAAGTCATTAACGCTGGTTAAAGTTTTCGAAGATGTTGGCCAAGTCTTTATTTATCGTGGAGTACAGGTCAATTCTGGTGAAATTACTATCCAGACTACAGGAAAGATCACTGGTAACTTTGGTCTTGTAGGTAGCTCATTTACCCGTCAGCAAACTAACCCTGTAGTGAATCCGGTGGCAGCTTCAACTCGTCCTTTGGTTAGTATGCCGAACGTGGAGAACTTGCTTATTAATGGTCAGTCTATCCAAGGTAAGGCATGTCTACAGTCTTTGACTATTTCTATCAATAACAACCTTGAAGCGATCCGTTGTATTGGTTCAGGTAAATACACACCTGAGTTTTACATTGAAAAGATGATGGATATTGAAGCGAATGCTTCATTAATGTTCTCGTCAACTTCAGCAGGGTGGATTGATGCAATTAAAACCCGTGATGTATTTACACTGACCTTTGATATTAAAGACAGCAAAGGCAGTAAATACTCGTTCAATTTCCCGCAATTGGAAGTAATGGAAGCCAACCACCCGGATGGTGGTGGTGATGACATCATTACTTTAGACATCAACTTTGCCCAAGTCCGTACAGCGCCAACGATTGTACGTGCTCTTGTTTAATCAGCTCATTCAGTAACAAAGCCTATGAAATTCCATGGGCTTTTTTATTCCTAAAATTTCAGAGGTTGTTATGGCTTTAAAAGTCGGAATTATTAAAAGCTCAGACGTATCAAAATGGTGTGAATACAAGGGTGCTGATGGCGATGTACAGGCTGAGTTCAAAGTCCGTGGTATCGCTTATAAGCCTTTTCAGGTAGCTATCGAACGGGCAGGAAACCAGATCTCGTCTAAAGGCTATGATGTGATGGTCAAAGATGAAGATGCCAAGCTTTATCACGAATTGTTAATGGATGCATGTGCTGCCCACTTAATTGAAGACTGGAAAGGTGTGGTATTTGCCGAAATCGTAGACGGTAAAACTGTTGAGTCTGAAAAGCCATATACACCTGAGAATGCCTCAAAGCTTCTTAATCTTGGTGATATTGGTATTTCAATCTGGCTATTCATTAAAGCACAGGCCCAGAAGATTCAGGAAGACGCAGACAAGGACAAGGCTTTAATTCTGGGAAAGTCATCGAGCTCTACAAATACCAAAAAACGTATGCGTCGAAAACGCCGCACGAAATCGAACAAATCAAATTCTTAGGTGGCCACATTCCGGATCCGCCAGAATATTCGTATGCGGCTGAATCCATTCTTTCAGCATTTACTACTATTGCCAGATCCAGACGGTATGAGCAGAGCATCCCGCTGTCATTAGACCAACATGCAATCAATGTCTATGCTGAGCATAATGATTTGCCTGTGGCTACTCATATCTTCAATGACTGTATTTATGCGTTGGATAATCTGTTTCTAGAAGAGGTTTATAAGAAGAATTCATCTATGCTAAAGAAATAATGTTCTTCTGCACCTCTTCGAAAATTCCTCAGAAATATGATTTATTTGAACCACCTTAGGGTGGTTTTTTATTATCTATCTATTCGCATATTTACATTTTGTGTATGATACTTCATGTAAATACCTAATATTTCTAATAATAAATTTACTGGGGAGTAACATGTTAGAAAATCTTAAGGAAAAGATGTGTGCATTAAATGATGTCTTTATAGAATATCCTAAAGTTTTTAATAGGATGATGTTCTATTTCATACTCATTCTAGGGGTGATACTGGCTTATTTCCCTTCAATTAAATGGCTCGTTAATTTAGAAATATTTAATACTTATCCATTCCATGATTTGATTATGAATAACTTTCATTTAGTTCAATGGGGAATATTGATTATTCCACTAGTTTTAATCTTTATTGCAATTTCTAATGCAGCTGACCTTTATGAGCAATTGAAAAAGAGAAAGTACGGAAGATGAGAAACGCAATATTATATTCTTGTTTATTGATTTCTTTGTCTTTTGTTGGTTGTACAAAACAAGCTGAAACTAAACCGCTTCCTCCTTCAGTTGAAGAGCAATATCTAACTTCAAATCAGGAAATAGGTAAGATGCTTGATGCATTAAATAATCATGATGTACCAATTGATGAGAAGCGAGAGATATTGTGTAAGACTTATCCAGAAGTCTATAAGAACCAATATATGCCAGCTCTACTCAAGCTTTCACCAAATGTATATACAAAGGAAACTCTCTTAAGGGATTATGAGGCTGTGATTAGCTTTTATAAAAAAGCTTGGTCCATTCATTGTGCCTAAAAATCCCTTATAATTAAAAAAACCTTTATTCTTTTAAAAAATCACTCAATTCTAGG